ATATGTTAATCCTATGTCAGCTAGTGAGTTGGCTATTAATATTTTGAAAAAGCAAAAAGAAGAAAAAGCTCAGAAGTTGCAAAATATTAAAAACGAAAGTCAAGATAATTTTATACCACCAGCTGCGAATGATGGAACAACGCCCGGCAAAAAAGAAGAAAAAAAGTTTATGGGACTTGATGTTATGACTATTTTTTCTAAAATGAACAAAAAAACAGAGGAGGGAAAATAAATGGATTTTGTAGTAAAAGGTAATGAATATACCAGCGAACAATTTTTAAGCGGAACAGGACACAGATATATGGAGTTTGAAGTGCCGCAAGGTAAAAGTATAAAAAGAGGCGATGCTGTAAATGCAACTGCTGAACTTTCAGACGGAACTGATTTATTTGGAATAGTTATGGAAAATGCTGATGGAACAACCGTGAAAACTAAAACAACTGTAGCTATTTCAGGGGAATTTATTTTTGAGGGATTAAATGTGAAAGCAGGTACACAAAAAGCAGATTTTACCAAAGCAGCTAGAGATAAAGGTATTGTAATAAAAGGATTAGGAGGTAAGGAATAATGCCAGCAGTAATAGAATTTATTGGATTGTATGACCAGAATGTGATTAGACCAAAATCATTTATAAAAGACAGTTATTTTAAAAATAGAAAAACATCAGAAAATCAAAAAATGGAAATAGAATTTAGAAAAGGAAGACAGCTTGTAGCTCCTTATGTATCTGAATTTATTCCAGGAACAGAAATGGTAAAGAACACTTATGAAAGTAAATTTTTTCAAGCTCCAAAAGTAGCACCAAAAAGAACTTTTTCAGCTTTTGAGTTATTTTTTAATAAAACGGCAGGGGAAACTATATATGGTGGAAAAAGTCCTGAAGAAAGAAAAGCGGACTTGCTTGCTGAATCGTTTGCGGAATTTGAGGAACAAATTACAAGAAGAGAAGAAATTATGTGTACTGAAGCTTTGTTTAATGGAAAAGTAATCGTGGAAGGTGAAGGAATAAAAGGAGAAATAAAATTTGGAACAGTTGAAGAAATTACTCCTGCTACTTTATGGACACAGCCTAATGCAGATATAATTGGAGATTTACAGGCGGCTATAACAAAAATTGGAGAAACTACAGGGTTAAGACCTGAAATGATTTTAATGGATCCTGTGGCTGCAAAATTATTTGTAGAAAATGAAAAAATTCAGAAATTACTGGATATTAGAAATTATCATGCAGGAGAAATCAATCCTAGAGAAATTGCAGGTGGAGCAATCTATATAGGAACTTTAGCACCGTTTGGACTTCCAATTTATTCTTACCAGTCGCAACATTCTGTATTGAATGCTGATGGAAAAACTTATTCAACAAAAAATATTATTCCTGAAGGTAAAGTGTTATTAGCACCAAGCAATAATACAATTATTTATGGACCGGCGGCGGATGTTGAACAAGGAATAATTGTTGCAGAACGTTCAGTATTTACTGATAAGGATTCAAAATCAAATACTATAGAAATTAGAACTGAATCAAGACCTTTGCCAGTTGTATACGATATTGAAGCTATAAAAATACTGAAGGTTAAATAGGAGGTTGTAATGAAATATAGAGCGTTGAAGCCTCTAATTTATAGCGGGGTTAGTTATGAAACAGGGGCAGAAGTGAATATTTTGGAAAAATCAGTTGTAAAAAGTTGTCTTGAAAGAGAATTGATTGAAGAAATAAAGGATACTGCTGAAAAAGTAGTATCTAAAACTTCAGTTGATGAAGATAATCAAGATACAGAAAAAGATGATAAAGGAGATAAAAAAAATAAAAATAAATAGGTGATAATCTATGAATTTTAAAGATATTTTAGAGAATGATATACAAAATGTATTTTTAAATCCAGAAGAGTTTGGAGAAACACATAATTTGAATGGTGTTGATGTTATTTGTGTGACAGATGAGGACAGTTTTCAGGAAAAGGAAATTAGCGGGAAATTAACAATAGAAAGTGGATTTTACAAGGAAGGGATTACAGTATTTATTGATAAAAAATATTTGAAGTATAAACCTGAGGGTAATATGAGGATAGATTTTGACAATAAAGAATGGATAGTTGCAAACTGTAAAGAGAACTTTGGTATGTATGAACTTGATTTGTATAGATACACGGATTATTAGGGGTTGATGCAGATGTTTACGGTTGAATTTGATGAAACTTTATTAAGTAATATAGAACAGAAGTTTGAGGAATTTCCAGAAGAAGCGCATCGAGGATTTGCACTTGCCATAAATAGAGTTTCAAACATGGCAAAAACCCGAATGATAAGGAATGCAACAAAAACATATACAGTAAAATATGGTGAATTATTGAAAAATTTAACTGTTAGAAAGGCTTTTCCGCATCAATTGATAGGACAAATTCATTCCCGTGGAAATTTTTTGGGATTAGATAATTTTCAATTAAATCCAAGCACTAGACAAGGACGAATTCCTGTTACAGCATCTGTAAAATCAGGAAGTACATTTTCTTTAAATGATAATACATTTATAGCGTATAGAGATGGGCATTTGGGAGCATTTGAAAGAGCAGGAAGTGGAAGGTTGCCAATTCAAAGAAAATATGGACCTTCTGCTCCACAAATGTTGGGACCTACGAATTCTTTGCCTGATTTGGAAGAATTTATAAATAAAAAAACTGAAGAAAGATTTTTCCATGAGCTTTCTAGAATTTTATTAGGAATAGGTGGAAGGAAGAAAATATGAGTATTAAAGCAATTGAAAAAAGTTTGTATGATTTTTTGTGTGAGGAATTTAAGGAAGCTGAATCTCAAATACAAATATTTCGTGGAGCATTGCCTATCAGGAGATATAGTGAGATTGATAAAAATAGTGGACAAAGAAAGCCGCTTTTTCCTTGCGTGACTTTGAGATTATTAAATTCCAGACAAATTACGGAAGGAATGGACAGTTATGATTGCGATGCTACTTTTGAAATAATCGTTGGTACTAAAAATGAGGATTATATTGACAATCTTTATAGATGTGAGGAAATTAGAAAAAAACTTTTAGGTAAAGTTTATGACGAAAACGGCTGGGCGATACGGGAAGATAAAGAATTTAAGTATGACTTATATTGTGACGAGTTTGGAGATTTTATATTTTCAAGAATTACATTTACAGTTTGGGATTACCCTGTTGAGCCTGAAATTTTGAAGGAGGAATAATGGAAGATAAAAAGCAATATATTTATTTGGGAGATACGCTTGAATTTAAAGATATTAAATTTACAAAAGGTGTTATTTACTACAGCAATGAAGTGATTGAAGCAAAACTTGAGAAATATCCACTTTTGAAAAGAACTTTGGTGGATGTTAATCAAGCTAGTGAAGCATTACAAAATGAAAAATTGCTTGAAACGGTAACACAGCAAATTAAAGACCAAATAAGAGAGGAGGCTGAATAATGGGTTATAAACACGGAACTTATCAAACTGAGACATCGAGTGACATATCACTACCGATAGTGCTTGATTACGGACATTTTATTGTAGGGACTGCACCGATGAATAAAGTAAAAAAAGAAAACAGAAGAGTGAATGAGATTGTAAGATTAGGAACTTATAAAGAAGCTATCCAGTATTTTGGGGACACTTACGACTTGGATTTTTCAATTTCACAAGCGATAAAAGTATTTTTTGAATTGTATAAGGTAGCACCGCTTTATGTTGTAAATATCCTGGATATCGAAAAACATAAAACAGCTAAAAAAACTCAAAACGATTTGAGTTTAACAAATGGTAAAGTCGTTATTCCAAACCACAAAATAATAACAGACACATTAGTAGTTAAAGAAAATACAACATCACAAGTTATTTCGGACGCTGTAACAATGTGGACGGATGAAGGGATTGAAATATATGCAAAGCCGTCAAATGGAACTAAAATTGATATTGAATATGAAGAAATTGACTTGTCAAAAGTAACAAAAGCACAGGCTTTGGGCGGATATGATATTTCAACAATGAAAAGAGCTGGGTTAGAATTATTAGACGAAGTTTACTTGAAATATTCCGAATTACCAGCGTTCATTGATATTCCTGATTTTTCAAGTGATAGCGAAGTTGCGGCTATTATGCAGACAAAGGCTAAAAATATAAATGGGAATATGTTTGAGGCAGTTGCGTTGGTTAATGCACCGATAGACAAGCCCTATGACCAAATTCCAAAATGGAAAGACGATAATAACATTAATGGGAATGACCAAATTGTATTATATGGAATGTTGGGACTGGCTGGTAAAAAATATATTCAGTCTATTCAGTATGGTGCATTATCATTATCAGTAGATAACGAAAAAAATGGAGTGCCCTCCCAGGTGCCGTCTAACTTTGCGTACAAATGTGACAGTTTGTATTGGAAAAATCCAAACGGAAAACTTGAGGAAATAATTTTAGATAAGGAACAGCAGGCTAACTTTTTAAACAAGAACGGAGTAGTAACGGCTATCAATTTCAAAGGCTGGCGTTGTTGGGGGACTGAAACTGCACTTAATCCAATGGCAACAGATCCGAAGGACAAATTTATAAACACTCGTAGAATGTTAAAGTATGTCGGAAATGAACTAGTTATAAGCCTTTTTGATAAAGTGGATAAAACGTTCTCTAAAAAATTAGCTGAAACAGTAACAAAATCAATGAATATTAGATTGAATGCTATTGTAGCTAGAAACGATTTGTTAAGTGCAAGTGCGGCTTTATCAAGCGAAGATAACGACGCAATTAATGTTATGAACGGCGATATTACTTGGATTATTAAATTAGGAGTAATTCCAGGGATGAAATCGGCAACATTCAAGAAAAAATATGATGTGGACGCATTAACGGAGTTCGCAAATAGCTTAGGAAAATAGGAGGAATTAAAAAATGGCAAAGACAAAATTACCTTTGGCGATTGTAGATGCTGATTTGTACATCAATGGATCAAACAATCTTGAAGGTGTTGGAGAAGTCGAATTACCAAATGTCGAATATGCAACAGTGACAACGGAACAGCTAGGAATGGCGGCAGAATTTGAAGCTCCATTAATTGGACATTATAAAAAAATGTCTGCAAAAATAAAAATGGACAGCATGAACGATACATTGCTGAACTTTAATAATAGCGATTCTATTCAGGTCGAATGCCTTGGAGCGTTGCAAGAATTAAATAGAATGACACATTCACCCAAAATGACTGGAGTAGACGCTACAATGAAAGGATTTATCACCAAATTTGATGGACCGAAAGTTCAAAATGGTAAAAAATTTGAAGGCTCATTTGATATGAGTATAACTTATTACAAATTAACAATAAATGGTAAAACAATTATTAACATAGATGTATTGAACGGGATTGCCAGTGTAAACGGAGATTACAACAACATTATTAGAAAACTATTGGGACATATTTAGGAGGATAGGAATGATTATAAAATTAACAAAAGAGTATGAATTAGGAAGTAAAAAATATAAAGAAATAGATTTAAAACTGGAGGATTTAAACGGAGCAGATTTAATGGAATGTTCTAAAAATTATAAAGCTAGAATGAAATCAAATGCTGAAAATTTCAAAGATTTTGATGACGCTTGGGCACTAACAGTAGCTGAAAAGGCGTCAGGGGTTAAATACGGGCATTTATTAATTTTAGGTGCTGAAGACTTCTTGAAAGTAGTAAATCAAACTAAGAATTTTTTAGTAAAAGGTTGGGGGATACCAGAGGAGGAAACTCCAACGGTAGAGGAATAATAGATGACTTTCTTGATTTAATCACAGATTTACTAGGCGGACTTAACTATTTTAAAATGAATATCAGTTATGAAACGCTTATGAAATGCACATTTGATGAGCTGGATTATTGGATAAAAAGAGCTAATAAATTGATTGAAGAAGAAAAGGCGAGGCAAGAAGAAGAGAACGAATAAAAAAACAGTGGATTTTAATCACTGTTTTGCCTTGCTGTCGTTATCATAAAACGAAAGGAGGGTATACGTGGCTAAAAATTTAGAATTAAATATAGTTTTGGGAGCAGCCGTTGCTGGTGCTATAAATGGAATGAGTCAAGTTGCGAATGCTTTGAAAAATACAACAAAGTCAGTCAAGGAATTCGAAAAAGAAATAAAAAGTATGGAAAAAGCACAAAGAGCATTTCAAAATATGGACAAGGCTCGTGACGGATTAAATAAAATTAATTCAGAATACAAAAAAGCTGCTGAACATTTGCAAAAACTGAAAGATGAATATGAAAAAACTGGAAGTAGCAACAAACAACTAGCTAAAGAAATAGAACAAGCTGAAAAAAATGTTGGAAAACTGAATAAACAAAAAGAACGGCAACAGCATGTATTTGAAGCTGCAAGAAGTAAGATAGAGGCGGAAGGTGCCAGCTTATCTAATTACAGGAGCAAGGTTCAGGAAGTTGAAAAAGAAATTGAAAAAATGAACAAATTAAAAGCCGCTCAAGGCAGATATGAAGCTAGACAAGAAAATATCGGAAAACTTAAAGAGTTTGGAGATAGACAGCTGACACAAGGTATGGGAATGGCGGGAACTTTAGCTATTCCTGTTAAATTGGCAGTTGATTTAGAAAATGCTCAGGCGGATTTAAAAAAAGTTGCTGATTTTAGCTCAAAAAAAATGGAAGACGGATTTTATAAAGCTATGAGAAATTTTAGTGAAAACAGTCCGTTATCTCAAGTAGAACTGTTTCAAATTGCAGGAGCAGGAGCTCAAGCAGGGATAAAGACGGATGAACTTGAAAGATACGCTAAAGACGCAGCTAAAATCAAAGTAGCTTTTGATATGAATACGGAAGCAGCAGGAAATTTTTTGGCAAAAACAAGAGCACAGCTTAATTTGGATCAAAATGGAGTAATGCAATATGCTGATGTAATTAATTACTTAGCAAATACCGTAGCTGTTACAGCACCAGAGGTAGCTGATATTTCAAGCAGAGTAGCTGGACTTGGTGGAATGGCTGGAATTTCTAAAGAAGGAGTTGCAGCATTAGG